ACGGCAACCGTGTTTCAGATGACCAGTTATCCTCATCCCACAGCGCCGTGTCCCACGCAGTCCCCACAATAACGCCCGGCCCTTCGGTCGGAGCCAGTGGTTCCTGCACCAGATAATCGTAGCGGGCGTAGACATCAAATACCGGAGCCTCTGCCACTACACTGAAATTTGGCCGGATGAACTTCATACGCTTGTTCAGCGCCGGTGCGCCCATCGCGGAGAACGAGGTGAATATAAACCACTTGATGTCATTTCCATCGCCGCCGGGGATAAAGTCATCGACATTAACGTCCATGCGGTGGACTCGCCCGTCTGGGCCACCGAGCAAGAGATCACCATCATAGACCTCACCGCACACATACGGCAGGTCGCGCCACAACCCCCACCCATGAGTGGTCAGGTTCAATACGTATTGGCGATAGGTTTCGTCCGAGCGCAGTGGTGTGTTGACCACTAGTGCGCTTTCTTCAGAGACAAACTTGATGTTCCAGCCATGCAGATTCTTGTAATCGCGCATGTCCAGGCGAATCAGGCGGGAGATTTTGGCTCCAATCTGGCTTCGGTTCGGGTCTTCAGGTTCTGCACCGGATACCAGCTCCTGCATTGAAATCACGCCCAAAGTGGACAGCAGGTATAGCTCACCACCGTACTCTGATGCGACCCGATTGCCTCTGGGAACGCGTCCGATAAAGAATACACCACGGTTTTCCCATGTCATATCGCTCGATGGGTCGTCACCGGAATACGGCATGACATCACCACCACGACTCACTGCTACCAACAGGTCATCACGGCCATCACCGCCATCGACCGTCCAGTTATACAGACCGACCAGATCACCACCGTGCTTGAATTTGGCCCCGAACAGGAACTCGGTAGCCTCACCGGAGGATGCTCTGACTCCCAGATACCACGCCTTGTTCGCGTCCTTTTCCACCAGCCAGATGCGCAGTTTATGCACCACGATGTAGGCTACTTTGGTGACATCAAATGGCCCCAGTGAGCCTACTGCCGCAGTAATACCGGTTGCCTGCGCCCACGTATCGGTTGCGGGGGTGTATGTTAATAGGCCGTTCTCGCTGTCGGCGTAGAACAATATGTCATCACCGGCAGCGTCAATGTAGTGGGTGAATACACCCCATCCTGCGTTGATGGTCTGCGCGGCAAAGGTGAATTTTAATGCAGGTGTACCACCGACTGCGGTTACGTCATAGATACCTTCTTTGGAGACAGCGAATATCTTGTCGGAACCACCGGTCTGGTCGAGTGCATCGTAGGGGATGACGGTGCGTACCTCAGAGGGCAGTGAGTCCTGCCACTCACGATAGCCTTTACGTACCCGCATACCGTACTCAGCGGGCAGCATATTAATCGCCCACAGGCATACATTCATATCCTCAGATGAAACGCCAATACGTGCATCCATTCCACCCAGAGGGGCGGGCAGGACTGCTTGCTCCACAGACGATTGCTGTGCGACTCGCATGGATGAGGCGGCGGCTCCAATCATAGTCCGTAACCAGAATCCCCGACCGAGGAAATACCATTGAGATAGGGATAAGAGCGTGAACCGGCGCCGGCCTGCAGGATTTCACTGCCCTTGTCGTGTGAGTTGAGCAGGGAGAACATCTGGTTCAGATCAGACTGCGCCTTGATGGTGTCGAGTCCCTTCGCTTCCAGAAACTTCACCTTCAGGTAGCGCGAGATCAGGGTGCGGTCGAACATCGGTGTATCGGCCCCGACCTTGACCTTATCAATGCAGTTATCGGGGTTGGTGGAATCGATCACCCAACAGGATGATATGTACTCGAAGTTAATATCCAGCCCGTTCGGTGGAGGCTGCGGGAAGATAGAGAACTTGTCCTGTTTGAGCCGGAAGCTGGCATAAATGGTCTGGCTGACCAGATCACGGCCAATCAGATACGTCCAGTCTTGTGCGCTCAATGGGCCATACAGAGGGACATTTTCTGCCCTCTCCCACCCGGTCTGGTTGATCATGTACAGGAAGTCGTCAGGCAGGTCGTAGTCACCAGAGTCAGTATCGAGCGTGGTGATCTGATGTTCCTTGTTCAGAAACTCCCACTGGTATAACTGAGACAGTTCTTCACCGGCAATGTCGAGCAGAAAACGCATCTGCTTGAACTCTTGCTGGGCTGAACCGTAAGGGTCAGGAACCGTATCAAGGCCGACTTCTGCGGCCACTCGGTTCAGTATATCGTTAGCCGATGATCGCAGCGTTGCAGCCATGATTTACCTCTTTTTGGCGACTACCTTCTTGCGGGCCGTTTTCTTCTTCGTGACCCGTTTTGCAGGTGCGGCTTGCAGTGCTTTAACTGCAGCCTTGAGTTCTTCGATTTCCTCATCGCGCTTGCTCAGTGCAGCTTGCAGGTCACCGGCTTTCTTCATCTCGGTAGCCTGGTCAAGCCATTCCTTCGCTGTGCGGCGCAGATTACCCATGCCCATGAACTGTCCTGCATTTACGTCCGACATGGCAAGCAACTGCTCGACCGTCTTGACGTTGAAAAATGCCAGTTCTTCTATCTGGGAGCGAGAAATACCCGACCACTCAGACAGGGGCGTACCCTCATCAATCTCACCGGAAATGCGCTGCTTGAACGCATCGTAATGGCGTGGAAAGCGCCTGATATCGACATTGCTTGCGGGTCGGCATACGCCTTCTCTGTCCCCCGGAGCCTTGATGTCGATGTATTCACGCTCGGTGAAGATGGGTCTGCCAGCCTCGGCTGATTTAGCCGCATCCTTCCACGGTTTGACAAAGAACCTGACCAGCAATTGCTCATCAGCCTTAGCCTTATTTACATCGGTAAAATCATTGTGGTCGTAACCTGCTGTTTGCACGATAAGAAACCTCCTGGTTTATACTGCGTTTGCCCAACCTGTCGCGAGGACAAGCAGGTCTACATTGGCAACCGGTGTGATGGTTCCATCACCTGATGCCGAGTTAGTACCCTGACGGATTGAATCACCTTCTTCGATGCCAATCTGTGCGGATTTCTGTGGGTCGCGAGCAAGACCGGCCTGATCGAGCAGAGTGAACTGCTGTGGTTCGCCGACTACTGCGCCGCCATCGTGGTTAATGCCAATGCCCGGAGCGCAAGATGCTCCCCAGTTCATGCCATCAGTCCATGAAGCGTTCGGTACTTCAACGGAACGTACTTCGCTGTCATCTCTGAAAAATGTTGGATTTGCTTGAGCCATTATTTATCTCCTGAAAACTCCCCCAACCAAACGGTCAGGGGAGGTAGAACTTGGTCAACCAGAAACACCCTTACTAGGCATTAATGTCATGCCTGCCCTGCATCATTCTTCCTGATGTAGTTAGGTTTCCGGCCCAGCCAATTAATTGAACCTCTGCGTCCTGATTCACGCTAACACGCTTCCCAGGTGAGAGTGCAACCAGATTACGATCCCGGTGAGGACGATAATGGATGTAGTCGCAGGTCAGGAAGAACGCGGTTCCCACTGGTGCACCTGTTGCTCCGGTTATGTCACCGGTGTAGATGCCGCCATCGAGGACTACATCAGCATCCATGAACTTAATGCTCATGAAGCCGTTGTCAGCCTCATTGGTGTTGGTGAAACGCTGGTTGTTCTGCAACACCTGAAGATAGGCATTCCAGTAGACTGAGTCACAAGGAATCAGGTCGGGACGGTCAGAGCCACGCACCAGTTGTGACCACAGCAAGTTCATGCTGGCCTCAATGGTGGTTGCATTTGCATCGTTCACGACAGCGTTCTGCCAGAAGGTGAACACGTTTCCGTCAATTCCACCGTATGGAGCAGCGGTCGGATCAATCGGAAGTGCTTTCTGCAAGCCGTCAATTTCCTTGCCACCTGCACCGGTTCCATCGGAATAGATACCGGCAGAGAGCAGGTTCTGCATGGTCTTTTCTGCCACGCCGAGCCGACCTTCCATCAGGTCAATCATTTTCTCGCGACCGGAGTTCTGGAGCATTTCCAGACCGGAGATGGTGACTGCAACCGCTGCCTGCTTGATGTTGTACTCAGCAGCAGAGATTACATCGGAGACACCAACTGGCAACAGGTCATAACCTGAGTAGTAACCGGCGTTGGAGTTTTCCGCGAAGGTGAGTTCCTGAAGGATTTTATGGCCTCCAGAGAATGTTTTTTGCTTGCCTTTCTTCTTCAGACGACCGAGAAGGGCGTTGTTGGAACTGACATTGTCGGCCAACTTACGAGTACGTGACTCGATCGTGGTAGCCAGGACGTCAGAGATATTTGCATTGGCAAAGGCCATAGTAAATCTCCCAGATAGGGGTTAAAAGAAAACGGGTTTAATCGTGATTTCCTTAACCCTGTACCTGAGAAGGCCCGGAGGTTCAGTTCACACTGCTGGTTGCACTCCTGTACCAGATGGCCCGGAGAGTGTTTGCAGGTATCGCAACTTTATCAGATGCGTCCACCTTCTTCAAACTGTGCTTCGATTGTCTGACGCAGTGACATATCCTCTGACATGGCTTGTCCACCGGATGCTCTACCCCCGGTAACGCTACCTGCTGCTGCCAGTTTTGCATCCAGTGCAGGTTGAGCCGCCTGTTGTGCCTGTGTCGCCCTTGCTGTTGCTACCTGCGCTGCAATCACCGGATTGGATGAGCAAGCGCGGTCATACGCTTCTTGCAGCGTCATCTGCTGACCGTGTTTACTTGCCATGTCCATGAAGTCGGCCATCACCAGTTTGACCTGATCAAAGTGCGGGTGAGCAGGGTCTTGAGCAAAGCTGTGGATGTCCTGTCCTGCAGTGTTCTGTGCTTGCTGTCGCTGATTGGCGTTGGCCTGATTGACCTGATTGAGTAACTGGTTGACCGGAGCCATACGCTGATCAAGCATCTGTTCGAACCGGGAGGTCTGTGGGTCTTGACCGGGTTCACCGGCAAGCAGGTTATCCAGAGTGCCAATGTCGATACCGTAGTGCTGAATCAACTGGGCTATTTTCTGTGCTTTTTGCTGTGGATTACCCATCTGCAACTGTGCGGTGGTTTCCATCAGACCCTTGATAGCGACCATCGGGTTGGGTGCGCCTTCTGCTGACATCAGCGGGATGAACGGCTGAATCATCTGACTGAACTGGTCGTATTCGCTACGCATTTGCGCCGTGTCCTGCAAGGTCTGATTGATTGCTGCCTCGCGGGATGAAATCTGTTCCTGTACCGATTCGGGTATGCCTGCCCACTGCTCTTTTAGTTCCGGTGTCCAGTCCAGAGGGGCCGCAGATTTCGCCGCTTCAGGCTCGATAGCCACTGCCGGATCATCGCCGGGAATGACTGTTTGGGGTTTTTCGATGTATTCTGGTTCGCCTTCGTCTGAAACACTTTCTTGCGTTTCGCCTGTCGGCGCTTCTTCTGCTTTGATTTCCGCTTCGACTTCCTCATCAAGTTCTACCTCATCCATCGCCGCAGCGAGGTCATCACTGAGGGTCGTTTCATCATCATGGTCTGCCATACGTTATCTCCTGTCGGTTGCTCTGATTAACTGCTCGATTCTGTCGGACTTACCCTCACGTTCCTGCTTGTTCACAATATCCTTTGCCCTGTCCTGAATGTAACCGTCCTTGTAGTCAGCGAGATTGGTCACGCCCTGTTTGCGGTTGTGGTCGCGCAACTGGTTCCTGCTGGTGACGATTTCGCCGGTGACGGGAGAGACGAACTCCTTGAACTCCGGTGCGACCATGTGGGTCTGGTTACGGGTGTTGTCGCCGTAATACTCGTCCTTGGGGACAAGTTTTCCGTTGATCTGAATCCAGCTATTCGTCATGTTATAATTCCTTAGTGCCTAGCCTAGCTAGCGAAAAGGTGAATACAACGGTCACTCTGGCACACACCTATCCCGTTGAACCTGCGTTGAGGTTTGATATGACTAGAAACGAACTTAAATCCCTGCTCCATTATTGCCCTGAAGCTGGAAATTTCATTTGGCTCAAAAGACGCGGTGGCTCTGCCATCAGAGGCTCCATTGCCGGAAGTCTGACCGATGAAGGCTACATCAGGCTTTCTGTCTTTGGCAAAGCTTATCTCGCTCATAGACTTGCATGGTTTTACGTATATGGAAACTGGCCTTTGCATGAAATTGACCATATTGACAATAATAGAACAAATAATTCTATTAATAATCTGCGTCTTGGCAGCGACAATGGCACCGCTCATAACGCCTCGCTGAGAAGCGATAATACGAGCGGATTTAAAGGTGTCAGCCGCACCGGCAACAAATGGAGAGCAATAATAAGCGCAAATGGAGTAACCCACAATCTTGGCTCTTTCAAATATCCAGAGCAAGCGCATGATGCCTATTGCCTTGCCGGTAAACTTCTTCATGGCAAGTTCTTCAATCCTGGTCTTTAGGCTCTGGAGTAAAAAACTCCTGCGCTGCTAATTCACCCAGTTTGGCATCACTGGAGGCGGCAATTTCCTCAATTTTTAATGCGGATTTTGTCGCTTCCTTTTCAATCTCCATCTGCACACTCAGCGCATCCTTCTCTATTTTTGCTCTGGCAGCTTCCTGCGTCTGCGTGATATTGCCTTCAACAGAAGCCGGTTCCTGCATCATATCT